TAAGAGATTTAATGTTTATTATTGCTATATTACAAATTTGTGCATTTATTATAGTTTTTATTGTACTTATAATGTCTATTATAGCGATTAATGTACTAAAAATAACTCCAAAACAGATTTCATCACGTTTAAAATTGAGGAAAAAATAATATTTAATTACAAATAATTCAACTATCAGATACAGAGGAAATTAAATTTATTGGAATTATATTTGTTACATTTTTCTTTTTAGGTGCACGTTTATTAAATTCTCCATTTTGTCTCTCTTGACAAATTATTTTCCATAAATCTTCGATATGATGTATTGCTAATTTAAACCATTCTTTATTTCTTTTTACAAGAACACAAGAAAATACATCTAATTTCCAATATATATTTTTAAACCATTTACAATTTTCATTTTCATTCATTTTTATAATATTTTCAATCCATTCATCCATATTTGCATCAAATGGCATGTACTCATATACAAATTTATTGTCTTTAATAAATGTTACAATAACTCCTTTATCTTGATATGCATCCTCCATAAATTGTTGATATCCTTCATATTCTATAAATTTTGTCTCTACAAAATCACATTCATCTAAATTACATACTTCCATTTGTAATTGCATTTGAATATAATATTCTTTTTTTGGACAACCATCAATTACACGAGAGACAACATTTTTGATTTCTAACATTCTTCCATAATTATTTTCACCTACTACAATTCCATCAGGCGATGCGGCTAAAAATTTATATACTGGATGTTCAATACATCCAAACTCTTTCACTTTAGTATTCATTTTTAATTCATATATTAAATTAGATAATGGTTCATATTTATGTCCCCAGGTTAAACTATTTTCATTCAATGTTGGTTTGAATTTTTCTGTATTCATTGGCATACATTTTTCATATATTAATTGATTTTTATTCGCTTGGGTGGATAATGCTTTCCATGCATTACTTGCTGTAATATGATCATGACGAAATAAATACCATTCTAATGTTTTTTGATCTGGCTGTGGTACTAATTCCAAGTTATGAATTATTTCTGGAGACACACTAAGTGTAGTTGGTACCCACTGTTCATATCTTAGAAAATCATTTTGTTTTAAAATATCATTTATGCATTGAAATGATACTTTAATTTCTTCTTCTGACATAAAATAACTACAATTTGCTTTTACTATTTTGTATATATCATTAATATATTTTGGATCGGTTAAATCTAAAAGTCTCATTCGTTTATATTCTTTCACTACTTCATCCACATAAGATACAAATTCAAAATCAACATCAACATCAACATCAAGATTCATTTACTATATCATTTATAATGTTATTAAATCAATTCAATTATTTATATTCAAATTCTAATGTAGAAATCACATTTACATTCACATTTACATTCGCGTTTACATTCACGTTTTTAACAGTCTTTTTTTTTGGTTTTCCCACAATTGAAATTATAGTAAATTTACGCGTTTCCACATTAAATGTTAAACCTTCAATTCCTTCAATCAATCCAACATCTTGATTGTATATTAATTCATTATTTTTACTCAATTTTTTTCTATCCATCCATAAAGAAAAAAATTTATTTGCATTCAATAGTTCTGCTTCTGTTAATTCATGTTCTTTTACTAATACATTTTTAATATAATTTTTAATTTTTTTTACCTTTTCAGTTTTACTTAATTTAGACCAAACCCCCTTCTTATTTTTTTCCATATCCATATTCAAAAACATATTGATTTTTTCTTCATTGCTATCAAGAGTTGGTTCAATGTTTGTACCTGTCATGATCATTGTCTTGTATTTCAAACTATTGTATTCTTTACAGTCAGAGTCGTTTTTTATATTCATTAAATTAATATATAAATAATGTTTAACTGTTTATAATGAAACAAATTAATTTCAAAGATCCATTTTCAAGAAAAATAAATTATGAAATTGAGTTTGATCAACTTGAATGTATTACTGAATTATATTTGAAGGGAGAATTAACTACAGAGACAAATACAAATCCAAATTCAAATCAATGTGGTTCTTCAAATAAAGATATAATAACTGTTTTGAAACAAAAATATAGTTCTTATAAAAATCAAGATAAACAATCACATAAATATGATCCTGAACAACACATTTCTTATGAAGAAATGATTGAAAAAATATACAAGTCTGGCTTAAAATGTTATTATTGTAATTGTGATCTTAGTATTTTATATAATAAAAAAAGATTGAAAACACAATGGACATTAGAGAGATTGGATAATAACTTAGGACATTATGCATCAAATACTTGTATATCGTGTTTAGATTGTAATTTGAAAAGGAGAACAGATAATTACGAATATTTCAAACAATCGAAACAAACCAAGGTTGTAAAATTAAACGATTAAATTATTTCTTTTTAATTGCTAATTCACATTGATTATGAATTATGTCATACTGGCCTTGATATGTTTCTAAAATAGCGTCATATGTTTCTTTACCATAATTATAATTATTTATCCATAATATACCATTTTGTTCTAAATACTGAAAAGATTTTTCTATATCTCTTTTCATAATTTCTATATCATGTGATCCATCTATATATATAAGATTATAACTTTTAGTATTGTTTTCAAAAAAGACATCTGATGAAATTTTATGAGTTGTTATTTTATTTGAATTTTTGCAATTTGAAATGTTAAATTCAAAAATGAATTCACTATTTTGTGAATATTGTATATCATTATTTGAATGTGGATGCAAATATGTTACTGTTGAGTTTTCATTTTCAAGAAAATTATCAGCAAAATATGCAGTTCCTGTTCCTTGAACCGAACCAAGATCTAATATATTATTCAATGATGTTTTATCAATATTTTCTGATAATATTTTATTTATTTCAGTTCTTAAGAACCAATTTTGCAAATGTTCATAATCTATTTCTTGTAATTGTTCTCCATGTTGTTGAGGTTGTTCAGATTGTTCAGGTTGTTGAGGTTCTCCATGTTGTTGAGGTTGTTCAGGTTGAGTTTCTAATTGAGGATTCTCATTTTCCATAATAATATATAGAAAGAAAATAAATGTCAAAATATATGAATTTTTATTAATTTAAATTAATAAAAACTTAAAAAATAAACAACCAATTATGAAAATGGTATATGAAAGCCAAAATGAATTATTATTAAAAAAATTAATGAATTATTATAGCCATGAAGACAACTTTAACAAAATGCTTTCCATTATTAATGGTGAATCTAAAATTTCTCTAAGAATTGTAGATTGGTTTTCTACAAATTATGCAAAGAAAAATTTTACTACATATGATCTTGATACTGTTCCACGTTTCAAAATTTACAATGATTATAAATTAAAATTAAAAGCTTATTCAAAAAGAAGATTTGATCCATTCTGTCGTTGGGATAGAATCAAAGTTCCATTTGGAGACAAAGAATTCAGCATTGAGACAACAATTGGACAATTAAACTTTTTTAAATGGGCGATTGAGAATAAAATTATTGATTATATTGAGACAAATTATGATATTATTGAAGAAGACATGAATGCTAATAATAGTATTTCCAAATCAAAAAAACATAATGACTCCTTAACAAATAACAAGAGTAGAAAAAGGAGAGAAGAATTGTCTGTTTCTGCTGCAAAATGTTTAAAAAAAGAAAAAGCTGATATTACATTCAAATTCAATTAAAATTATTAATACATTATTATAAAATGGGCGTCATGTATTCAATGCCATCTTATAATTATTATGAATTGCAAGAACGTTTCAATAAAAATAATGACATTACATTGATAAATACAATGCCTCTTAGTAGACAAAATTGTTTAATTAAAGGTACATTGAATGCAACAATTGAAGAAGATTTTATGAATAAATTAAAAAATAAAAATAAAGAAATTATTATTTATGGAATTCATCATACAGATTTAAGTGTTATTAAAAAATATAATCAATTGAAGAAATTAGGATTCAAAAATGTGCATATTTATTTTGGAGGAATGTATGAGTGGCTTTTATTACAAGAAGTATTTGGTGCAATAAACTTTCAAACAGATGGTACTATTAAAGATATAGTTGATTATAAAATTGAATAAAGATTAATATCTATATTTTATTATAAAATGGATTACCGCCAATCCAAACTTACCAAAAATGAGTGGATCAGCATTGAAAAACCGGTAGATAATAAAGAAAAAAATATTTTAGATATGATTGTAAAAGGTTATAGTGATCCAGATTATAAATTACATTTACATAATGTTATTAGTGATGTGATAAAACTAGAACATTCTGAAAAAGATTATTATATTTATTTTCATATTCTTAAAGAAATGATTGATAAATTAATTAAAAAATTCAAATTGCCAACGATAGAGACAAGTTTGCCAAAAAAGAAATTAAATGGTGCTGATACAATTCGAATTCAAAGTTATCGTAAAAAACAATTGGATAACATTGAATATATGATTTTAGATATGATTGAACATTTCTTTGATAAAAAACGTGAATATTATTTCTACAATATTTGTGCATTGTATAAAAAGTACACCATTAATAAATACTTGTCACAATGGATTGAAATATTTATTGCAAAATATAATGATACAATGAATGTTATAACATTTTTAGAAAATACTAGTAAATATATTGAAAATAATTCTATATTTGATTATAAACCATTGGAATTGTATGAACATCAAAAACAAATATATAAATGTGTTAAATCGCCTAATTCAAAATTAATATTTTACAGAGCACCTACTAGTTCTGGTAAAACATTAACACCGCTGGGTTTGTGCGAAGAAAATAAAGTTATATTTATTTGCGCATCAAGACACATTGGCATTAATTTGGCAAAATCTGCTGTAAATGTTGGTAGAAAAGTTGGTTTTGCATTTGGATGTACTACAACAGAAGATGTACGTCTTCATTATTTCTCAGTGAAAACATTTATTACTGAACGTGGAAGAAAACGACCGGATCATAGTGATGGTGCAAATTTAGAAATGCTTATATGTGATATTCAATCCTATGAAATTGCAATGCTTTATATGTTATCATTTTTCAAAAAAACAAAAATTCTATTATTTTGGGATGAACCAACCATTAGCATGAATCATACGGATCATCCTTTACATAGAAATATTGTCAATATTTGGGAATTTAATCAAATTCAAAATATTATATTATCTTCTGCTACATTACCGAATCAAGAAGAACTTGGAGAATTGATTGGTAAGTTTAAGACAAAATATGATGGTACAATCCATTATATTGAAACCCAAGATGAAAACACAAATATAACTTTACTTGATCCAGATGGTTCTATTATTATGCCTCACGATATATTTCATTCGGATTATGATGGATTTCAAACATTTATAACAAAACATTCTTATACTCACAGTAAATATTTAAGTATTGCAGAATGCAGCGAATTTATATTATATGTTTATCGTAATGTATTCAAATCAACTCTGGATATTAATATTCAAGAAATTAATAATGTTTCCATTCGAGACTTATATTATAAAGTATGTCAAAAAATAAAATCAAGCGAATGGGAATTTATTGTATCTAGTTATAAAAGTTATAGAAAGGTAAATCGTTTTAATCTAGGTGATGAAATTACAACAAAATATAGTCATACACTTACCTATGGTCCAACCATTTATTTATGCGAACATATCCAAAAATGGATTGATTCTTTTGTAGAAAATAGTGGAATGCATCAATCTGTATTTAAAGAACTAGAAAAAACTATTGATTTTAATAATGATATTCTTGATAAAATTATTAAAAAAAAGAAATTGCTTGAAGATCGTACTATTAAAGATGAACAGAATGAAAATAAAATGAAAGAACAACGGTTTGATCCTGTTACAAAACAAATGATTGAAGAAATTGAAGGATTAGAGAGATCTTTGAAAGATATTCAGTTAAATCCTTTGTATATACCAAATACTAGACCACACTATGATAAATGGGCAAATACAAAAGTAAAATTTGAAAATTCAAATGTATTTACGGGTGATGTAGATGAAACATTTGTTCGTAAAATTATGAATTTATCTATTGAAACAAATTATAAAATATTATTATTAATGGGAATTGGTGTATTTAATAATGATAGTGAAAAAGATGATTACAATGATATTATGAAAGAACTTGCAGATCAAAAGAAATTACTATTTATGATTGCTGGAAGTGAATATATTAATGGTACAAATTTCCAGTTTTATCACGGTTATTTGGCAGATGATATTATGAATATTAATCAAGAGACAATTATTCAAGCAATTGGGCGCGTTGGAAGAAAAGAAAAAAATAAAACATTTACATTTCGATTTAGAGATCCAAGCGTAATTAAATCATTATTTATAAAAACAGATCAGATTGAATCAATGAATTTAAATAAATTATTCTTTTAATAATAGTCAACATAAATTAAAACAATTTAAACATTATTTTAAAGTTTTTTAAATGAGCATTGCTATTGAAAAATTTGTTGAATTTACACAAGTTATAAATAAAGATTATAGAATTTTATTTTTTGAAGTAAAATGTGGTTCTCCTACTCCATTACAATGGAGTTTTTTAATAAATGAATTTAATGAAAATATCAGAGTATTAAAACAATTAGATTGTAAATTTGCATTTGTATTAGATGTAAAATTAATTGGTTTAATTTCTACAGAATATATTTTAGAATTTATTAATTTATTAAAAACAGTAGGAACATTTTTAGAATCAAAATTGATTTCAACATCCGTTATTTATGAAGGTGTTCTAATCAATAAAATGTTTGAAATAATTAAACTTTTTTATAGAACAAAAAAGCCAATCGAATTTGTATCTGATATGCAAAAAGCAGTTGATTTTGTTGATTTTATTGATTCAAATAATTCGAATAATTCGAATAATTAACATATAGGATGTATAATTAGTTGAGTTCTTTTACGCCACATATGTTCCATTTCTATTTTTTTTTCTGGATGTTCTCCCATTAACCTATAATACTTTGCAATTGGATTTTCTGGATTTAATGTTTCACATACTAATCCATTGACTAACATTACATCATGTTTTTCTAATAATATATTATATAATGGCAATCCACGGTATTCTATCTTTTCAATAGTGCCTCCATTAATTAATGTTTTTGCTTTTATCATATTCATACCATTAAAAATCATATGATTGCCAGTTGTCTCAGTATCTTGGGTTGGAACATTTCCTAACGCATTCATTTTAATTTTTACTAAATAATCTTCCATTGATTGAGTTTCGGTTAATGCAATTATTTTATTATTTCGAATCGTGTGGTAACTTGTATCAATATTTTGTATTTCTACATCTCCTTGATCTGTAGAGACAATGCTTCCTTCCGAAAAACAAATGTTAGAATTCAATGCATTCAAGTTAACTTGTGCTACTATACCAGTTACATTTAGAGTTTGAGTCACAGTAGTAGTACCTGCATTACTCACTGCACTTGTTGTAACCGTTGCAGTTGCTGCATCCCCACTTGTAGCAGTGATTGTATTATTGCTTGGATCAGTGCTTTGAGTTACAGCAGTATTACCAAAATTACCTGTATTAGGAAAATTATCGCAACTTGCGTCAGACGATACAAGAAGATTTTTATTTGTAGTTTTACCATATTGTGCACACATGTGATAATTATTGGAACTATCTAAATAGAATACAAAAAAAGAATCTAATACTACTGCACCATTGTATTTTGCAGTGTATGCAATTTGTTTGATGGTATTGAAAAAAGTATAATCAATTGGCAATAAAGCATTTACAGTAGGTAATGCAGATACTGTACTAGCATTGAATGTAAAATTACTAAATGAGAAAAAAGAATTATTTTTATTAGAATATACATTCCCATTCGACATAACATATTTATTGGTAAAATAAGATGTTGCTAATACATTTGTATTTACAACACCATAATTATCAAACATTACACAACCAGAAGGTTTCAATAAAACATAAGGGTTTGATTTGAACAATGCATTTACAAATGGAATATCTTTTACAAAAACACCTGCATGCGTTGAAGCAGTGTCAATTCCTGTAATGCCTGCAGTATTAGCACTAGTTTTTCCAAGTAGTGTAAGAGCACCAGTTACAAATGAATCAGTATGTGGAATTAATAAATTGGTAGACATATCAGTAGAACTATAAAAAGAAACAACTCTATTATTATTTGTTTGATAACTATAATATCCTTCAAATACTAAACCTCCTACAGGGCTACTATTTATTATACTATTAAAGCTCATTTGTATTTTTGCATATTGAATTGGTGGTGGGGGTAATGGTATTATATATATGTACAATCCATATAATCCATATATATATGATTCATTTATGAATATATAACTACCATTTGCTCCTGAAGGTATTGTATAATAATTTATATTATTTACAGTTCCATCTAAATTTAATTGTGAAATTCTTGCCTCTGTATTAGATACATACATATAATTTTGAGATACAACCATTCTGACTTGATATGATGAATTCTCTGTACTCAATCCAAGATTATTTGCCCACGAAAGAGTAGTATTATATGAATGACTTTTTGTATTATTTGAAGTTAAAACAAAATTTGAATTAAATTCGAGAATTATACCTTGATTATATTGACCATTAGTAAAGGATAAATAAAATTTTGAGTTATAATAAGTAATTCCTGTAATAATATATTGGCGATTATTATTATCTTTAAATGGAGTGTATAATGAACTACTTATTGTCCCTGATGTTCCATTCGAATTTATAGGTAAACTATAAACAGACCAAGTACCAAATAATTGGGTTATATACATAATTGGTCCATTTCCAGTATTTTCTATACTAATAAAATGAGGATAAAATGATGATTTTGTGAACCATACTATTCCAGAACCTGCCACATAAGAACCATCTGGATTCACTGTAACTCTGTAAATGTTAGTAAAATTATTAGTTGCTGTAAAAAATAAATAATTTTCATATGAAATCATATAATAAATCATTGGAGCATCTGGTAAAGTGGATACATTCAACCAATTATTGTTTACCAAAGTGCCTGTTAATGTAAATTGCAAAATTTTTTTATTTTGAGGATCATTCAAAAATCCATAAAAATAATTTCCTATTATAGCACCTGATTGTATACTGCCTCCAATATTAGGATTTGTATTCATTGGTACAGATATTACATTTGTCGCCATTATATTATTAAATAATATTTTATTTTTAATTTTATAATTTACAAATTAATAATGTATATATAAAAAAAGAGCGCAAGATAAACATCTAGAATTTAGTATATCAAAAACAGAATTTAATAATATAACTAATAAATCTTGTTATTTATGCAATAAACAAACAACAAAATCTCATAAAAATGGGATTGATCGTCTTGATAATGAAAAAGGATATACTTTATCAAATATAAGATCTTGTTGTGGAAATTGTAATTATATTAAAAGAAATAATTCATATGAAGAATTAATTGAAAAATGTAAAAAAATTTGTGAAAAAAATAGACAACCAAAGATAATATTTAAATCTAAACTAGTTATTGAAGAAACGATTGAAAATATTATAGTAGACGTAAAAATAGAAAAAGTTGAATCAACTACCTCAATTGTTAAAGGTAATAAACAAACAAAAGAAGAAAAAAATGAAAAGGCGAGAATACGAAAACAAAATCAAAGAGAAAGACAAAAACAAATATATGGCGATGAAGAATATAAAAAGATGAAGGCAAAAGAAATTGCAGAATATCGTGCAAATAAAAAAGAATAAAAATTTCAAAATAAATTTATAATAAATTTATAATAAATATATTTTTATTATAAATTTAATTTAATACGTGTAGGTCACGCATGTAAGTCACGCATGTAAGTCACACTCCATCCCATTACTAATTACTGTAGGCCAACCCGCCCATTCCGCTCATAATACGGAGGACATTGTAATTGCGAGCATAGACACGGACCTTGGCAGTGTTGACAGACTCTACGGTAGCATTCGAGAGCACAAGCTGGAGAGTGGCATTGTCAATGCGCGAGAAGTTGCAGGTGCCCGATGGCTGGTGCTCCTCAGGACGAAGGGCGAACGAGTAAACGTTGATGCCAGTGTCAGGAGCACGGGAGTGGTGCTGCCAAGGTTGGACCTGGTCGAAGTAGGTACCTTCACGCTCCGAGAAACGATCCTGGCCATTGAGCTGGAGCTTGGCAGTGACAACAGGGTTCTCGCCCCAACAATGCATGTCAAGAGAAGTTTCAGCAAGAACGAAAGTACCAGCATCAGATACACCAGATTCATTGGTTCTAGATGCGGATCCGTTCCAAAGTTCAGTTGGAGAAGTATAAGATAATCCTGCTGCAAGAATATCTGCTGCGGCAGCATCATGGAATAAACCAGATTGATCAATAAATGCGTTAGAATTTACTCCAATCGAATTTTCGCCACCAAATGCTTTAATCGAGTTAGGAAGAGCATCAACTGCATCAGTATAGTTGAATGGCTGAGCACCAAGTGCTTTATTAAGAAGAGTGCCACCTGCAGTGGATGCGCAGTAATCAACATTGCAATCTGGTTGGACAACCCAGATAAGCTCCTTGCACGGGTGGTTAAAGTTAAGACGAATTTTGTTGGACGACGAACCAACGGATTCAGCACCAGTGTATTGAAGCTGTTCAATGAGGTATTCATGAGGATTCTGTGCCATACGTCTGCGTTCATCAGTGTCAAGGTATACGTAATCAACATAAAGAGAAGCAGATACAAGCGACTGCGAGTAAGCCTGGCTTACTTTAAGATCCTTGCCAGTACCATCAGTTAAACTATTTACAGCCCATAAACACTCATCAATAGCACGAATATCAATGTTAATCTTGACCTCGTGGTACTGAAGAGCAATAAGAGGAAGAGCAAGTCCTGGGTTATTACAGAACCAGAATTGAAGAGGAATATAAAGAGTGGTCTCAGGAAGAGCATTACGAGGAGCACACACCTGGCGAGGAGCATTAGCACCGCAAGGACCATCTACATCAGCAAATGATGGATCAGTCATAAAGGTAAGTTGAGTGGTGTTGCCAATCATCTTGAAGTAACCACGTTCTTGGTTCTTGTCCATGGTGAGCTGTACCCAAATGTGCATCCAATCACCATATTGCTTGTCAATGCGCTGACCACCAATTTCAAGTTCAACATCATCAATAATTTGGTGACCAGGGAAATCAAGCCAACGAGCATAGACTGGTAAAGTAGACCCAAGAGACTGTCCAATTTCAGGAAGAGTTACCTGAAGGTAAGTGCGGTAAGCAAGATCACCATTACGAGAGATGGTGCAGGTTACACGACGACCAAAATCAGCTTGGCCATTGAAAGTTTGCTCAATCGACTCCATCGCAAAGTTTGTGTGGCGTCTATAAGTAACTTTCCAGAAGGTAATCTGAGGATTACCAGTAAGATAAATATCTTGAGCGCCGTAGGCAACGAGCTGCATTAGTCCTCCTCCCATGTTATAGTATACTCCAAGAAAAAAAAATTAAAAGTAATCTTTAAATTAAATATTAAAGTATTCACTATAAGTATTAATTAATGAATAAAAATGAAACTACTCTAGATATACTATATAACCAAAAACTTAAATATTTCAATCATAAAATACACGTTATTTTGCCTAAATTAATGAATAAAATAGAAGAATTAGAAAAAGAAAAAATAGATTATAAAAATGAAAAAAATAACATTGAAATTAATTCTAAAATAGATTCATATAAAAAAAAAATTACTACAATTCATGATGAAAAAAATAAATACTATTTAGAAAATTCTAAATATTTATTTGATTATTTTGAAACAAAACAAAATATTGATAAAAATAATACTCCTAAAAAAACAATAAATTCTTTTTTTAATGTTAAAGAAGAAAAAGAACCAAATTATGAAATGATGAATGAAAGCATTAAAGGATATTTAAGGAGAAATAATTTTGAATCGCTTGATGTAACACATTTTGCTTATAATAAATCAATATGTCAACATTGCAATGTAGGAGAACTTATTAAAGTAAGTCATGACGGCATTATCATTTGTAATCATTGTTTCGTAACAAATAAATATTTAGTTGATAATGATAAACCATCATATAAAGAACCTCCTAAAGAAATATCTTTTTATGCCTATAAAAGAATTAATCATTTTCGTGAAATTTTGTCTCAATTTCAAGCAAAAGAGTCAACCGATATACCTCATTCTGTAATAGAAATTATACAGAATCAAATAAAAAAGGAGAGAATAGTACTAAATAATTTAACAAATAAAAAAATGAAAGAGATACTTAAAAAACTTGGATATAATCGTTACTACGAACATATACCTTTTATAAAGGATAAATTAGGAATTAAACCACCAGTAATGACACCACAATTAGAAGACACATTGTGTAATTTGTTTATGGATATACAAATACCTTATTCCAAATATTGTCCAAATGATCGTGTAAATTTTTTAAATTATTATTATACTTTGTATAAACTATGTGAATTATTAGGTGAAGATCAATATTTAGAATTTTTTCCCATGCTAAAAGATCAGAAAAAAATAGAACAAGATGAAATATGGAAAAAAATATGTTATGATTTAAATTGGGATTTTATTTCAACCATCTAATTCTAATATTTTAGATCCATTCAAAATCTTCATTGACAATTTTCTTCAATATTATTCTCAATGCAGATTCTTGAAATTTTTCTATTAATTTTTGTCTAAATTCTTTGAATGAAATGATTTTATAATATAATGATGTTTTATGAAATTTTTCTTCTGGTTCACCATAATAAGAATTCATATGTTTAGACATATTTCTGAATATTGCTATTTGTGAATGATACCCATAATAATTGTAAAATCTACCAAAACTTGATCGTGTTTTAAATTTAGATTTATTCAAATATTTTATAAAATATCTCTCTCCTTTTACTAGTTGGTCAAATTCTACCTTTTCATACATTTGTTTTTTTTTGAAAATTTATTTTTTATTCAATTTTTACCATTTAAAATCTTCATTTATAATTTTCAATACAGTTTCTCGAAATTTCTCTCTAAATTTTTCTTTATAATCCTTTCTACGAAATTTTAATATTACTTTATTCAATTTTAAAATTGAATCTATTCTTATTCAAATAGAATCAAATAAAAAATGGAATTTCCTCAAGTCCCAGAACAAATATTTCTTCAAGATTTCTTTCGAAAAGAAATATATATTATACTATTCAATTATTTTGATGATCATTATCTTCATATTGAAACATTATCTAATATTAAAGAGATAGATGAAATAAAACGTGATATATGTGAAAATGAATTTTTAGAAATTATACGGTTCGAACAAGAAGCAGATTGCATTGTTTATTTTGATGTAATTACATTGTGGAATGTAATAGAATATACAAGAAAAATGTTTCAAGTTATGAAAATATCATCACGCAATTTATTGCAACAAACTACTTTAGAATATTGTAATTTAGCATGGAGCATGATTGCAAAAACTATTGTATATGATGAATGGGAAGATATAATCGAATGTTATCAAAATAGATAATTATGTTAATAATGTATTTTTATGAATTTAAATGCTTAAAATCCTTTGGGGAATCCAACTAAACCAAATCCAATTCCTAACCCAGCGCCTTGTCTGGCATTTTGAGCCATAGTTGGAATAAATGTATCTAATATACTAAATGTTGCCGCAGCAGTAAGAGCAATTAATGCAATTTCATCCATTTTCAAACTTTTCTGAGGCAAAGCGAAGCATGCAAGTGCAACAATTATACCTTCTACTAAATATTTTATGACTCTTTTTACAATTTCTTGAATATTAAAGTTCATTATAAATAATAAAAAGAAAAAAATATATAAATAAAGGATATATAACTGTATAATGTCTACATTATCTAAACCAGTTGAACCTAAATATGTTGATTTGCTAGATGAAGATAAACCAATTGCTGAACAAAAGTTTGTATGTTTATCTTTTATTTCTCCTGAAGATATTATTAAAAATAAACAACGATTTTTTTTTGAAGAATTTGTAAAACAGTATGATTTTGCTAAATCAATGGAGAAATTTACTCAATTCATTAATTTTGTCTCTTATAAATATGAAATTAAATCAGATGAACTACACGACCAGTTCAAATTATTTGTTGAATCAGAAAAAGTAAAATTACATACTTCTGTTGAAGATGATTACAAATTTTTTATTGATAATAATGAAACGAAATTAGATGAAGTTTATGGAGAAAAAGTAGAATTTCAAACATCAGTACGAGGATTGAAAGTACGCGGTGTTTTCCCAACACAAAAAGAAGCAGAACTTCGATGCAAAATGATTCGTGAGTTTGATCCAAATCATGATGTATATGTTGGTCCAGTTGGGCTTTGGATTCCTTTCCATCCAGATGCATACAAAACAGGAAGAGTTGAATATTTAGAGAAAGAATTAAATGAACTAATGGATGAAAAGAAAAAAAGTGACGACGCGAATAAATTAGCATTTGATACACGTGTAAAAGAATCAAAATTAAATGCAATTCAAGAAAATATGAAGAAAGCAGAAGAAACAAAAAATAAATTAACTCAAACAATCAATGAAAAAGGTGAACTTATTTCTATTCAAAATATGAATACTCAAGAGAAAAATTTGGGAGTAAATGCTTCTTTAGAAGAAATTCGTAAAGAATTATTTGAAGGCGATGATATTGTTGTAGGTAAATCAGATCATAAATACAAAATTGAAAAATAAAAACTATATATCTTGATAATATAATGATTCGTTGTGAATTTGAATTATGCAAAAAAAAATGTGTCATACATTTCAAATGTAAATGTTGTAAAATATATTGTATAAAACATTATTTACCAGAAAAACATAAATGTGAGTATAAAGAAGAATTGTTTCAACTTGAGATTCAACAACCTTTATTAAAAATAAACTATATATAATATAATGGCAGTTGTACTTCCAATAACGACTTTTATAGAGGGTATAACCCATACATCATTGTTGAATGAATCTTTAAATATAGATGCATCATGTGCAAATATTGTAAATGTTCCTGGTGCAAGTTTATTAAATTTAAGAATAATGAATGCTAGAAGTCAGGTTACAACATTAAATGGTAGACAAACTGGTATAAGGGTAGATTTAACAAAGTATAGTTTTTCTCAATATCAAATGCGTAGAAAAGCAGAAACATTGCAATATAGAAAAAATCAATATGGGCTTTCAAAAAAAAAACAATATTCTCAAATGTCTACAATAGGAAATTCCTATAGTTATCAATCTCTTATAAATCGATTACAAAATAATAATTGTCCAAATTCATATAATCCAGATGTTATTGTAAAACCTCCTACAAATAGTGGTGTACGTGATTATAAATTTAGTGGTTATTATTATGATAAATCAGTACCTTATTTGCCAAGTCTTTAAGGCATTTAAGGTCTTAATTTAGGATTAATGCAAATATCTAATGATGGAAATATCTCTCCGCTCATACAAACATCTCCTTGGTAAACATCTACACATTCTCTTTGTCCGTTATCATAACCTATATAACAAAACCCATCAGCTGTAACATTTGCTTCTTTATAAGGTGAAATGTTATTTAATTTATTATTCAATGTTGTTACTGCAGAATCTTTTGTATCTGGTTGTTCTGAATTATTTTTATCTATTTCTGATGATACAGATTTATCTATTTTATTTGTTTTATCTGTTTTATCGGTTTCATCGGTTTGATCTATTTCATCCTTTTTTGGTTTTATTGAAACAAATAAATCTTCAAAAAACTTTATAATTATATCTTTGTAATATACTAATAATCCAATTATTATCAAAATAACAACAATAACTATTATATATATTGCATTGAATGAACTTGAATTGATTGGACTATTTGGAATTTTTAATGCATCTTTTATTTCTAAACTTTTATCAATAGATTGTTTAAATGAATCTGTAATCGTATTTGATAATGTTTTAGAAGTTGAATTTATGTTAGATTCTACGTTAGAGTCTGTTTTAGAATCTGTTTTAGAATCTGTTTTAGAATCTGTTTTAGATTCTACCCTAGAATTATTTGAAACCTTTGAATTTGTATTTTTAATTTTATTTCTTGAACGCTCTATACTATTTTCAATTAATTCATTTGAATTTAAATTTGAGTTTGAGTTTGAAATATTGTTTAATAATTTATTTGTTGTTTTATTCTTTCCTATATTCAAATTTTTTCCATCCCCATACATATTAGAATATTCACCTTTTACTGTTTTTTTAGAATTACTCATAATATATAAATATGAGTAATTCTAAAAAAACAGTAAAAGGTGAATATTATAATAT